ACTGGTTAGATACTACCAACTCACGATGGGGTATTTTTCAATGGAATGAAACCACTGCTGCGTTCACTGTGCAAACTCCATTGGTGATTACAAGCACAACACAATTGGAAGTTTCCAGCACAGTTCCTTTACAAACAGTTGGCAGCATTGGTGATTATGCTATCACCGCTGCTACCGCTGCCACAACATTTAATCCAGGATATTTCAAGCGTGGAGGTCCAACATCTGCTCAGACCAGCTCTGTAGAATTGGCAGACCTGTACAACACTTGGGTGTTGATTGGCAGCGATGAATGGAAAACTTCATGGCCCACAGTTTCTGGCACATTGGCTCCAACATCATTGACTGCCGGCAATACATTCACAGTGAATGACACTTTGATCACTGTGCCAGTTAGCCCTAACAACACAGTAGATGGTATTGCAGATGCAATCAACAGTGCAAATATCACAGGTGTATATGCTGCTACCATTGGTGGTAGACTGTACATGTACGCTGATTCTACCGCGTCCAATGACGGTAGCACAGGCAACGGCGGCATTATTTCAATTGCAACCGGCACAGGCACGCCACTAACTACATTGGGCATTACAGCTGGTGATTCGTATGCTCCGGCTTTCTTGGCTGCACCTAGTTATGATGCACCACGCTGGGGTTCCACACAAACTCAACCACACCCAACTGGCAGTGTATGGCAAAAGATTTCAAGCGTAAACGAAGGTGCTGCATTATCTGTCAAGCAATGGAGCACTGCCTTGGCCTTGTTTGTACAGCAGGCCTGCCCATTGTACACAACTACTCGAGAGGCAACATATGACCTTGACCCAAGTGGCGGCGGCGCAAATATTCCAGCTGGATCCACAATTGGCCGAATTGATGACCTCAACAACAACACCAGTTCTATAGTCATATTTGAACGATTTGCTACCGGTGCAACAGAGATCACCGGTGATGACGACACCCCGGGTCCGTTTGTAAACGGCAACTCGTTTACAATAGCTGCTTCACAACCAGGAACATCAGCATTGACAACTGCCACTGCTACCGTGCTTGGCACTACCACTGCTGATTTTATTGCCGCAGTCAGTGCAGCAAACATTCCTTATGTCAGTGCTGCTGTCAACAGCGCTGGCGCAATTGTGTTTACACATGCCACTGGCGGTCAAATAACTTTGACCAACGTGACAGGAACACCTATTGCTACAGCTGGATTTAATTCATCTGTGCGCGGATGTAGTCTATCTTATACCGCAGGCGTAGCCACCGGACTGGTTTTGATGAACTGGGTATCAACACCAACATTTACCTACATTGCCAGTGCGGATGCCCCAGATCAAGATCCAGCAGACGGTCGTTTATGGTACTACAGTGCAGTTGATGAGGTTGATATCATGATTCAAGACAACGGATCATGGCAAGGTTATCAAAATGTAACAAACGATGTTCGTGGTTACGATTTGAGCAATACCAATGCCACCGGTCCTATCATCAGTGCCACTGCACCAGTTACACAAACTGATGAATCCGAGTCTCCATTGGTGTACGGTGACTTGTGGATTGACACAAGTGACTTAGAAAATTATCCAGTGATCAGTCGCTGGGAGTCAGTCAGCGGACAAGACCAATGGGTTCCGATCGACAACACTGACCAGACCACACAAAGTGGTGTGTTATTTGCAGATGCTCGTTGGGCACCAAATGGTACTACAGATCCTATCACAGGTGCCTTTCCAACAATTACAAGTTTATTAACCAGCGATTATTTGGATTTAGATGCTCCTACGCCAACACTATATCCACAAGGCATGTTGTTGTTCAACACACGCCGTTCGGGATTCAATGTCAAGAGTTTCCAGGTAAATTACTTCAACTCCGTCACATTCCCAGACGACACATTACCGGCTGAAACCAATGCATGGGTAACAGCAAGTGGACTAAGAGCCGACGGTTCTCCATACATGGGCCGTCAAGCTCAACGAGCATTGATTGTTGCTGCCATGAAAGCAGGTATTGATACAAACACTGATATCCGTGAAGAACAGCGTCAATTCAACTTGATGGCAACACCTGCATATCCAGAACTAATGCCCAACATGATTGCACTGAACAATGAGCGTGGCAACACTGGCTTTATCATCGGTGACACTCCGTTGCGTTTAGATCCACAAGATATTTTGACTTGGGCAAGCAACAACAACGGTCTAGGATTGCCCACTGGTGATGGCCTGATTGCCGGTAACCAATACATGGGTGTGTTCTATCCAAGTTGCCAAACAACTGATTTAAGTGGCAGCCCAGTGGTAACTGCGCCAAGTCACATGATGATTAGAACAATTATCCGCAGTGACGAAGTATCGTTTCCTTGGTTTGCACCAGCTGGTACACGCCGTGGTGTAGTTGACAATGCTTTACAAATTGGCTACATCAATTCGGGCACAGGCGAATTTGAGTCATTGGGTGTTCGCCAAGGCCTGCGCGATGTACTGTATGAAAATGCAATCAACCCAATAACATTTATTCCTGGAGTTGGTATCACCAACTTTGGTAATAAAACAACAACTTCGATCACAAGTGCGTTGGATCGTATCAATGTGGCCCGCTTGGTTGCGTTCATACGTGGTCGCTTAGACGTGATTGGCAAGCAGTATTTGTTTGAACCAAACGATCAAATCACTCGCAATCAGATCAAGAATGCCATTGACGGTCTGATGATTGACCTGGTTGCCAAGCGTGGTTTGTATGACTACTTGGTTGTGTGTGATTTGACAAACAATACGCCAGCTCGTATTGATCGTAACGAGTTGTATGTTGACATTGCAATTGAGCCGGTCAAGGCAGTTGAATTCATCTACATTCCAGTGCGTATCAAGAACACAGGAGAGATATCTGGCGTAGCTAGCTAAGGAAAAAGGAGTGGCAACACTCCTTTTTTGACCAGACTCAATCACCATAAATAACAGTATATAGGAGAACAACAAATGGCCGTATCATCACTAAGCAAAATGACAGTTCCTTTGGCCAGCGACCAAAGTGCTTCGACACAGGGTGTATTAATGCCCAAACTCAAATATCGCTTCAGAGTGTTATTTGAAAATTTCGGAGCCGCTAACAATGCTGCACCTGTAACAGAATTGACCAAGCAGGTGATTGATTTTACCCGGCCAACTGTTACTTTTGCACAAATTGATTTGCCAATTTACAATTCCACAATCAAGCTGGCTGGCAAGCATTCATGGAATGATATCACCTGCAATCTGCGTGATGATGCTGGCGCAAATGTACAAAAACTTGTGGGCGAACAGCTACAGAAACAACTGGACTTTATGGAAATGGCCAGCGCCAGTGCTGGTATTGACTACAAGTTCATTACCAAATTTGAAGTGCTGGACGGCGGCAACGGTGCTGTACAACCAGTGGTTCTTGAATCATGGGAACTGTACGGTTGCTACCTGAAAGAAGTAAACTACAACGACGCCAACTATGCTTCCAGTGAAGCAATGACCATTGGATTGTCGATCACATTTGACAATGCCAATCAAGTTGTTGGTGGCGGTGTTGGTTCAGCAGGCACATTGGTTGGTCGAGCAGGAGACGTTGCTACTGGCGTAACTACTGGACTCTAATGAGTTTTGGACAAGATTTTCTCAAAGGTTTTATTGGCGACAACGGGTTAAGAGATTATACCCACGCTAGTAAAACCTTTCGCACGAATGGCTACGAACTTGCGCCTCGGCTCAAGTTTCTGTTCCATACATATTTCAATCTGAATCCACAAATACCCGGCGTACAACAACTGTTGGGCAACGGCAATGTTGCCAGCATAGGATTATCTGTCAAAACAGTCGACCTGCCCAGTTATCAAATCAGTGTTGACACACTGAATCAATACAATCGTAAGCGCCTGGTACAAAGTAAAATTAAATATCAGCCCATTCAAATAACATTCAACGATGACGGCGGCGACCTAATTCGTAATTTGTGGTACACTTATTTTAACTATTACTACAAAGATCCAGTGAACAAGTACGAAGGTGTTCCCAACACCAATGGCAACAGTGGCGATTTACAAACAACACCTGCAGGATTCAGTTACAACGCCAGCGATACCTACAGCAATCGTTTTGTGAACGACTGGGGCTACGCTGGCGAATCATATTCAGACGGCACATTCACTGGCGCTGGAAAACCTGCATTTTTTAAAGACATTAAAATTTACGGCCTAAATCAACACAAGTTTGCTGCGTATGTGTTGATAAATCCCATGATCACCGACTGGCGCCACGACACCTACGACTACAGTCAAGGCAACGGCACAATGACACACACTGTCACAATAGATTATGAAACTGTAAAATATTATTCTGGTGCCATTGGTGCAGCACGACCAGATACCAATGTGGTTGGGTTTGCTGATCCAAATTATTATGATCAAATTAGAAGTTCGTTGGCACGGCCCGGCAGTCAGGCCACTGTGTTGGGTCAAGGCGGACTGCTTGATGCTGGAGTGGGTATAATGGAAGATATTCAAGCCTTGGCCTCTGGCAACGGAAGTCTTGCCAATGTGTTGGGCGGAGTACAAAAAGCTCTCAATGTGAATGCCACATTGAAAAAGAACTCCATTGGCGATTTGGTAAGAAACGATGCCAAAACAGTACAACAAGATGTGTTGCGCAACAGCTTGCCCGGCGCAGTTAGAGCTGCTGCAAATTCAGTCAACAGTCAAATATTTCCCAAGGCACCACGATAATGGGCACCATTAACGATACCAACTACAACATAGATCTCACAGTTCGTGTGTTTGACGAATTTTACGGATTTGAATCGGTTGTTCCTGTGAATGAATGGGACGCTGTGAGTTCGTATTTTGAATCAATCTACACCACACGAGAAGCAGCAAGAAATTTTGCAACTGCCATATTCAGAGTTGCTAACCAACAAGGCATATCTGCCATGACCTTGCTGGCACAGATACAAACAGCCAGCGGTCCAGCAGAATTAGATATAACCATTGCGTACTATCTCAATAACCTGCGCAGCAACAGCACTTTGTTGGGTGTGTCACAGCCGGTGCAGCCAAACTACTATGCAGCCCGCAATGTCCGAGCATGAGCAAGTTTGCACAAGGTCCCTACACCGTTAAAAATGCCGCCAAGTATGTGGGCAAGGGTGTTCCGCGTTATAGATCGGGCTGGGAGTTGTCATTTATGCAATTTCTCGACAACAACGACCATGTGATGCAATGGGCCAGTGAATCAATTCAGATACCCTATCGTAATCCCATCACTGGCAAACAAAGCATATATGTTCCGGACTTTTTGATCACCTATAGAACACGGCAAAACACCCTGATTGCTGAAGTGGTTGAAATCAAACCCAAGAAACAAAGCGTAATTGAAAGCAAAATGAGCAACCGAGATCGTATGGTAGTTGCTATCAACTATGCCAAATGGGACCAGGCCACCAAGTGGTGCAACCGTAACGGCTTGAAGTTCCGTGTCATTACTGAAGACGACATGTTCAGGAACGGCGGAAAATAAGCTACCCTAAACCGTAGATGCGGTAAATACGGCATGACGAGAAAACTTGAAGAGCTTTTTGATTTGCCATCCGGCACCGCTGACACAGATGAAACTGTGACAGACATTGCGGCCACACAATACAGCATAACAGAAATTGATTCGGCCATTGACAAAATTGATGCAGCCCTGCCCGGCATCCGCGACCTTGAAACCAGCGATAAAGAAATGGATGATTTGGCTGTCAAAGCAACAGAAACATTCGACGATCTAATGGATCTTGGCATGCAGGTGGACAGTCGTTATGCCAGCGAAATATTTGCTGTGGCCGGTGCCATGCTGGGTCATGCACTCACTGCCAAAACAGCCAAGATG